GCACCCCCTCGAACACGAAAGACTTGTTCATAATCGGGATGGGTTGGGGGATGACGGTCTGACCGTCCACGTACACGACTGCCCAGCCCTGCTGCCAGTTGTGGGTCTTCGTGTACTGCATGCCGGGGGAGCGCATGTCTACGAGGTTCCCGACCTCCATGCCCCACAGGGTGCGGGTCTGGACCCCGTTGATGGCGAACGTGATGGGCTGGTAGCCCTGGCGGTGCGTGTGCCCGATCACACAGTTCATGCCTGTGCGCCGAACCAGCCCTGCTGAAGTTGAGCCGGCAACCTGCACCACACCAGCCTCGTCACCATGCATGAGCAGGGTGTTCGGGGCCATCTTGAAAGCCTTCTTGTGGTACGTGATCCCGAGTTCGGGGAGGCGTAGGAAGTTCTCCAGCTCAAGTTCGGGGGCACCGAGCAGGCCCGGGAGCCTGCGTGTGATCGAGATCCACAACCGATCACAATGGTTCGATCTCGAGATGTGCTGCACCTGAAGATCCTTGAGGATCTGATGCGTGAGATCCCGATCCTTGCCGATGCTGCGTTCCCACTCCAGCTCCGTGCCCTGCGCGTACTTGCTGATGGTCTGAAAATCCATCTCGTCACCGACGCTGACGACCATGTCGTCCTTGGTTTTGGTGTCTTCAATGCATTGGGCTACGGCATCGACCGCTTTACGGTCGCAGTACGGTACTTGCAAATCACTAATCACGTAGATTCGGCGCATAGTTTCGTGTCTCCAATTAGTTACGTGTCGCGCTCTGTCGCTACTGGCACGGTCAGTGCCGCCACTCCATGATGGAAGAAAACTGCATACGCCCCCTCTCCGTCTGAGAGATACACGAACCCGTGTTGCTCGAGTCGTTTCGCGATCTCAACGATGGACACCTGCGCCATCTTGATCACATGCCCACTGACCAGATGCACGTTGACGATGGGATCCACCATCTCCGACACGTCAGGGAAGTCCGAGCTATCCATCAATGCACGCATCCAGGCACAGCAGGTAACCAATTGCGTCGGTAAGATTGTCGGCCTTGTGGGCGTGGATCTCTCGAGCGATCTTGATCTGCACGGAACACAACGCCACCTGCTGCGGGGTCACCCGAACGCCCAGGATGGGGGACCACAGGTCCGCGATCCTTTGAAAGTTCACGGACGGATGATCATAGGCGGCTTGCCTGTCACCCGTGACCAGGCGCACAGCCTCGGTCGCCAGCTCAGCATTAATGGGCTTCATCGTTTCGGTGGTGGCACGAACACGGTGACCAGATACCTGGCCTTGTCCACCTTCACAACACTCAAACCCATCTCTTGCAATTGCCTGAGCAGTAGTTCCCAGTCCTGAGGGAGCATTCACACCATCACCATTTCGATCACGGCCTGACGGCCTGCCGACACATACACGTCATTCACGTCCATGCCTGGGGGCATCGACACCGCCACAGCCGTATCGACCTCTTTGCACACGGTCTTCCCGAATTGGCGACCAGCCTCATCCCCGTCGCACATCACGATGACCCGGTTGTAGTCAGCCATCAGCAGTTTGAAATGGTTCGCCCAATTGTTCGCACCAGGCACACCGACGGTAGGCAGTCCACACATGGCTGAAGCGGTGATGCAGTCAGCCTCACCCTCCGTCACGTACAGGGTTGGGGACTCGATGAGGAGATCCTTCACGTTGAAGAGCTTCGTCTTCGCGCCTGGACGTGACAGGTACTTCGGGCCGTCAGGGGTGAGGGATCGGTAGCGGATGTCCACGACACCAGCGGGTGTCAGGTAGGGGATGGCGAGCCTGCCGGTGTAGTCGCTGTCGCCAGCATGTTCACCGCTCACGTAACCGAGTCGGAACGTAGTCGCCGCCTCGTGACTGAAACCTCTTGCCTTCAGATACGGGGCGACCTGCTCCAGATCCAGTTGATACCGGGTGACTGTCTCCTCCAGTAATCTCCTCGCAGCGTCGGTAAGCTTCACGCCACCCACACCCCTCGTACTCTTTTACAACAGCAACCAGATCCCCTTTGAAACCGCAACTGAAACACGTGATACCCCCGGTGTCGTTCGACACGCGACACGATGGCGTCTTGTCCGGGTGAAAGCCACACCGCACTGTTTGCCATCCGCGTTTCGGTGTCGGTAACTGCCATCCGTACTTCGTTAACACCGCCCATAGGTCACCGCTTCTGTATGAATAGGAGGAGTTCTGCAAAGTCTTCAGCCTCAATCACGATGTAGGACTTGGATATGGGGTGGTTGCGCCGCTTGATGGCGGCGGCACCGATGACGAGGGATGCTGGCTTGGGGTCGTGTACGTGTCTTGCTTCCCAACGCAATGCTTCTTCGGTTGCTTCCCGCATGTACCCGCTGAGGTCAATGCTCTTTTCGTTCTTCGCTTCGATCACGACCGCTAGGTCGTGGACACGGATGACCTCGTCCCCTTCGTCGTCCTTGCCACGTCGTACTAGGCGCATGATCTGGAGGAACTTGGATCGGAAGAAGTTTTCTAGGTCGATCTCGAACCCTGCGCCTTTGCGCTTGTTCGCTCGAGCCTTAGCGGATGCGTCACTCATCGTGTCTCCAAGTCGGCGATGTGCATGCGTGCCGGCTCATACACAAGCCACGACACCACACCACCGGAAGGATCAGCCGGGCCGTAACGGTTCTTCACCGCACACACCCCGAGGAATCCAGGGTTGGAGTTCGTCACGGTAAGGATGCAAGCTGGGGTCTGGGCGAGCTTCCCCATGATCGCTGATCGTGGCGGGGCAGGGTTACCGGAAACACCCTCCGACGTGTGATGCAACGTTAGGAATGCAGCGGATGTCTCCCGACTCCACCATTTGAATTCCCTGAGCAGGGAACGCAGGGATTCCCAAGCGTCACCATCCGAATGCGTGCAGTCGATCAGGTTGTCGATGACCACGAGTTCGGGGTACTGCCCGTACAGTTCCACGAACGCATCAATCTCCAGCTCGATGTCAGACAAGGATGGTGCGGACTCGAAGCACCAGCGGATGTGCTTCGCCTGAGCGAGTACTTCGCCTGCCCACTCAGAGTCAGCCATCATGGGTTCCACCTGGGACTGGTCAACGTCGGTGATCATTGATGCGAGACGTAGCGCCATTGTGTGTTCGTGCGTGTCCGCGCTGAAATACAGCGTGGGCCTCTGTGCCTGTAATGCCCAGTGCAGCGCGAGGGTGGACTTGCCTGCACCAGGGGGACCACTCAGCATCGTGATTTCTCCACGACGCAGGTGGATTTGGCGTGCCGCCAGGGACTGGTACACGTTCGGCAGCGTCGCTGCGATCTTGTTGCCTGCCTTGACGGCACGGTGGAGGCTACGCATCTGGGAGCAGGCTCCCTATGTAGTGGGCGACGTTGACAGTGACGGCGTTACCCATCTGCTTGTAGCGGTGGGAGTCGGCTAGGCCGGCAGTCCAGTCGTCAGGGAATCCTTGGAGGCGCTCGCACTCGATAGGTGTGAGGCGTCGGACACATGTTGCGTTACTGGCAAGCACGGTGGCCCTTGTCTCCGTGGCGTTGTCAAAGGCGTTCAATGTCGGGCAAACACCTTCAACGTTCCACGTCTCGTGGTCTGTCTCCGACATGGCTCGTCTGCCCTTTGTCCACCACTCCACTTAGATCCTCCAGGCAATCAGTACACAGGTGCCAAGGCCCGATGTCGTTTCCACAGTTGCAGCACGTCTCCTCACACATCTTGAATGACACCCGGTAGATAGTTGAGGGACACGCCGCCAGAGTTCTTGGCCTGCAACGTGGGCGACACCATTGCATTGATCGTGCTGTGTCGGAAGTCCACTACTACTGGCGAGTCTGCACGACTCTGATCAGAGCTTCCCGTAGCCGCTCCGGTAGGGGGTGACCCCGCTCCTCGGTTCTCCGCAGGATCCCAGACGCTGCCTTCTCGCTCAACAAGTAGCGGTCGTCTGCCTGGGATAGAAGCACTTGCGATAAGGAAGACGCGACGGCGACGTTGGGGGACTCCGAAGAACTGCGAATCAAGCACCCGCCACTCCAGATGACAAAACCCTGCGTCGTCCAATGCAAGGAGGATTGTCCCGAAATCGCGTCCCTGATTTGACGTAAGCAGTCCGGGGACATTCTCCAAGAGGAGCCATCTTGCTTGGACATGCGTCGTGAAAGCGAGTGCATCCCAGAAGAGGCCGGTACGTTCCCCGGCAAGTCCAGCTCGCTTTCCTGCGACGGATACGTCCTGGCAGGGGAACCCTCCGCAAACAAGGTCGGTTCGTCCCACAAGTCCGATGGTGTCAGCGAACTCAATGGCAGTCCTCACATCATCATGCTTCGGTATGTCGGGCCAGTGCCTGTCCAGCACGGTGCGGCAATGCTTGTCGATCTCAACCTGGGCAATGCACTCGTGCCCTGCACGTTCCAGGCCGAGATCGAACCCGCCAACACCAGCGAACAGCGACACGAACTTCATGTCAGAGGCGAACAGTCTTCTGGCACTGCTGCGCCTTCGATGGCGCAGAGCAGACATAGAAGGCTTTGTAGGGGCTGCCCGTCTTCTTCGAGATGCCTGCCGGCACCAGCTTCATCGGCTGACCGTGATCACACATCGGTGCAGGACCGGACGGTTCCGGTGCGGCAGGAGCAACACCCCACGGATCCGATGCGGGAGCCGACGCCTGAGCAGGTGCCCACGGGTTATCGGCAGGAGCAGCACCCGGTGCAGCCGAAGGGGCCGCAGCCACGAGAGTGGCGGCATTGGATGCGCCCACGCTCAGAGTGACTGACTCGATGAGGGTCTGCATGCCCTCAGCCAGTTCAGCCCAATGCATCTGGAACTCCGAAGCGGACCCGCCACGGACAGTGATCTGCACGTCGTGACCCGCGATGGGCAGGCGCACGTTCGCGCTGAAAGCGGACTCAGTTGACACTATTCCTCCAGTCAGATGTTGCAATCAATCGTTTAAAAAGGGGAGCTTGTAGGGGGGCTTGCCGCCCACGGCGTAGCACGACGGTGCCACGGTGCAGGTCTGGCACATGGACGTGACGTGGGGGAGGAACCGCTCGGAGCGGATGGAATCCTCGAAGGTGGACAGCCAGTAGGACAGCAGTTCGTCGGTGTAATGGGCGAGGGACACCAAGCCACCTACGTCGCCTTTGCGTGCCATGTAGTAGGCACCGAGGGTGGGGTTGTATCCGAGGCGCTGCCGGATCCCTCCCGCGTACACCCCGAGCTGCGTACTAGCCGCAGGCTCACGTGACCCCGTCTTCAGATCGACCACGATCAGTTCACCGTGCTGGTTGACGAACACCCGGTCGATGTAGCCGACGCACAGCACGTTGGGGGAGGCGTCATCAGAGGTGACCATGTTGGGCAGCACCAGGGTGAAGTCGTACTCCACCATCGGGTGACCATCGACCTCGAAGATTTCCCACCCTGAGGTGCCCCGCCACTTGACGTAGTCGGCGAGCATGTTCGGGCCGTTCACATTCCACCACGTGCCGTCTTCCTTATTGGGGAACTGTTTGGTGGCGCGACCACCGGCACGCAGCGACTTCGACGGATCCACCTGTGCCATCTCCTGATCCCACGCATCCCGCCACAACGTGGCAAGCGTGGCAGTAGATCCCTTGTCGAACCATTCGGCAGCAAGATGGAATGCCTTCCCGCCGATGTTCCAGTACGCCTCCTCCTGAGGCACCCGGTAGACACGAGTGAGACGGAACTTCTCCCCGCACTGCTGGAACGTGTCCAGGCTCGAGTAGGACACCGAGTTGCGTCCGGTGAGTTCTTCCACGGTGGGGCGGGTCATGGCTTCACCCACCAGAACAGGTGCCCGGTGGACAGCATGCCCATGTCCTGATCGACCACCTCGTGGTCTTGCAGGCCCAGCTCGTAGACGACCCGCTGCCAGTCCGTGTCGGACCAGCCGGGTTGAGCGACGATCATCAGACCGTCTGCGACAGTGACCGACTTCACGGTATCGGTCAGACCCTGGTCAATCTTTTGCATGCCGTTCAAGTTAGCCCCCCGATCTGACAGTCGCAAGGTGTGACACGGCGTGTCGTGTCTGAAACTACAATGGTGTAAGACGGCGTGTCGCCTTGCGAAGTTGGATGTATGACAACACAATCACAGGGCGCCGGGGCGCCCCCATAGTCTTTAAGTACTTACTGTTCTTACTACTTAGACCCACGTCTCCCGAACCGCCACCCGCGTCAGCGGGGGGGGGCATCATGGTTGATGCTTCGATAGGCCCGGACGGATCGGTGTTCCCTCGGGGAAGTCCCCAGCTTGGTCGGCCTTCACGTAGAAGAACCCAGGAACGGACTCCGGGTCGTATGCGACCACGACCTGTTCGTCCTCGATCATCGCAAGCCATGACTCGAACCTAGCCTGTTCGTCCTCAGGCAGGCTACCCCCTTGGCGAATTCGCCCTAGGTCCCTCAGCATCCGTGCGGGGTAGGCCGCTGCGTGTTGCGGCTTCACCCGCCAGGGGATCTCCCGGTCATATCGGGCCTGCTTCTTCGTCAGGCCGGCACGATGCATCGCTGCTGCCACCGTGGATCGAGCAACTTTCTGCCCGGTCGTCTCATAGACTCGCTGCGTGACCTGTTCGTGCGTCAGACCTTCGTCCTGTACCCAACGCCGCAGAGTGGCGTTGTCGGGCAGGATCCGTGGAGCTGGCATTCGACCCTCCAAAAGGGGATTTTTTTCCCATTTGGAACATACCACACATGTTGCAAACATATGTCTAACGGTCCCGTTGTGCCGTTACAGAAGTCATTCCACGTATTACAGGCAGCGTTTCGCCACGTCGTGTCCGAGGGGGGACTTGAACCCAACTCATATGTTGCAAACCTCAGGTCATACGCCCTATAGTCTGTCACAAGTTGTGTTCAGACAAGTCACTAGACGGAGGGTTTCCCAATGAATATGCGGATTTCTGAGGCTACGCAGGGCTACATCGATCACTGCCGGATGCGTAAGCAGGCATATAACACGATTCGCACGAAGCAGACCGTGCTGGGTTTCGCCCTCGATGCGTGGGGCAACATTCAG